ATAGCAGACGGATATCGTCACCAGCAATCTTAGCGTCTAGTCCAGTCTTCGGCAACATGTTGAGGTAGTCAACAGTCAGGTACTGTAGTTCAAAACCTTGAGCCTGTAGCGAATCGAGGTAGTTAACAAAACCAGCCACGGTAAACTCAGTAGGGTCAAAGCGAATCATCTTCACTTTAAAACCATTTTCTTCCAAACGACCACAGACATACTGAGCTGCTTCACGTTTGTCGATATCTTTAACTACGATCTCTTCACCCGTTTCGTTTTCACGGATGTACTTATACATGGTCAACAGGTTATCGGTGATTTCGTTCTCAAGGGTTACGAACAGAATCAAAGGTTTCTTAGTGCGATCACGCAAGAAGGGTCTGTTAAACAGACATACGTGACAGAACAGGAACATTGCCAGATAGGATTTAAAGTTGTGTTGTAGAGCAGACGTAATAATGAACTCTCCTCGACGGAAAGCACCCAGTGAGCCCAACAGTTTATTGAAACCTTTCCAACCTAACTTAAATGCACCATCAGCAGACAATGTATCTTTAACAGCGTCGAAGAAATCTTCTACACCTTCAGGGTTATCAAAGTCGATACTACCCATTTCAGCTGGATGCTTAGATTCAGCACGAGCTTTAATGTAGGGTTCTAGTTTAGTACCCATCTCGTTAACCATAGAGGCAATGTCTAGGTTACCGCGGTCAAACAGAGCCTTCTGAGAATACTCTTTCAGGATGGTCTTAATTGTAGTGTCATTGAGATAATAGTTTAGTGCAGCACGGCGACTATTAATAGACTTCATGATAGCCATGCCATCAGGGAAGTTTTCCATAACGCCTTGTTCTACTGAATCGTATAGGAACGCTTCCTCACGACAGCTTACACGAACCAGTTGCAATACCTCTTGCGAACCGGGGAAAGCATTCTTCGGTTTCTGATTAAGTTCATTAACAAGATTCCGCAATTCCAGAAACGTCTGACGACCATGGTCATGATCTACGGTTGTTTCCTTAAGATCCAACGAAGCTACAACTTTTTCGATGAGTTCGGTGGAGGGCGAGGCAGGTGAATCCTCGCGATGTTCAAGGCAGAGCAATGTTGCACATTGAACCAATAATTGCTTAGGAGAAGCCATTTTGAATCCTTGTTAGAAAAATAGTGTATTGTATCGTGTATCATTCTGTGAGTAAGTAATTAATTGTCGAGGGAATATATCACAATGTTTATGTAGATATAACTTTCGATCAGACCAAAAGGTTAACTGTATGGCCCAGCTCTTAGTAGTGCCTGAAGGTGTTTACGATCAGTTCAAAGCTGACGGTGTACAATTCACGCGCTTGTTAGACACCAACTATATAGCTAGCGTTAGTTCGGTTAACGATCTGGCGCAAATCGATATAGCTATGAACAAATTTCCATTCGTGTTCTGTCAGGCATGTGGTATTACCCTAGCCCCCAGTCCACGAGCTGGCATTGCAATTGCATCCACAGCGGACAACCTAGAACGCTTTAAGATGCAAGATTTGCATAATGCTTTAGAGGAACGTATTGAGACCATTACGATCCGCCATGCTAATCAACCAAAAGTAGTTAGCGAATATTCCCTTTATCCTGTAGATGAGAATCTTTGGGTTGCGGTGCAGAAGAGTCTGCCTATCACCAATAGCGATCCTGAACGGTATGCTCTAGTTAGCAACCGTACGTTCTTTGATAGTATGATTAATGAGTTGCTGAGAACCTGCAAAATTGAGCAGATCGCATCGACGAATCTCTTCAACTATTATCTTATGTCCAAGGTCTAGTTCCGGTGAAAAATAGCCTGGACAAAAAGATACTCGTTTAAAACCAAAACCCATCCTGCGTAGGAAATCTTAGATGAAAAATTTGAAATCTGTTCTGAAGGCTTCGGCCACAGATAAACCAGTCTTCTCCATGGAAGGCTTCGTAGCTACCCTGAAACTCGAAAACGATCTGGCTGATGGCCTGTTTGCTCCTTCTACTGGCGCACTGGCTAAAACCATTGGTCTGGAATCCTTCGGTGAAGGTGAAGACAAGCACGCCGCTTCGTCCGTGTACAAGCAACTGCAAACCCTCGCTGCTAAGCTGGGCTTTGAACACTACATCTCGGAAAACCCGCGTATCGCTGAGAACCAGCTGACCGCAGCTTTCCTGGGTACTGTTGCTGCTGCCAACCCTGATGGTTACATCAAGGCTCTGCGTGGCGTATCGAAACTGGTTCCATCGACCGAATCCATCAAGACCGTTGAGCATAGCTTCGCTGGTCCTGCCGGTTCCCTGCAAGTATTCGACGCTGAAGGCGCCAAGACTGTAGGTCTGGAAAACTACAACGAGAAATCGCAACGTGACTTCCGTGTTGTAACTGTTGGTTATAACCTGGCTGCTTCCCGTCAAGACGAATTCTCCGAGCGGATCTACCCAACCACCGTTATCAACCCTATCGAGGGTGGCGTGGTTCAGGTTCTGCCTTACATCGCTGTAATGAAAGACGTTCACCACGCTGTGAACGGCGCTCGTTGGAAGAACGACGAAGTGAACATGGTAGAAGCATACCGTGATCCGTCGATCCTCGACGACAACGCTACCGATCTGATCCCGGCTATTAGCCCAGACGGTATCAACCTGGACTTCTTCGTTGACCCTCTGCTGGTTCCAGCTGAGACCATCGTTAACGAACAAAACCTGTCCATCGAGACCGCTCCTCTGAAGCCTGGTATTCGTATCGACCTGATGGGTAACTCCAACGCTAACCTGCTGATCTCTGCTGGTATGCTGGAAGTGTCCGACTCGATCGACCCTGCTGGTCGTCTGAAGAACCTGTACGTTAAGTTCCAAGGTAAAGTCGTTAAGTTCAAAGTTGACCGCATGCCACGTGCTGTGTTCCAACCTGATCTGATCGGCGACACCCGTGGTGCACGTATCGACTTCTGGACCGATGACCTGAGCGTTAGTTCTGTAACTCGTACCATCGACGGCACTCAAACTGCTGCCATGGCTGAGCTGCAACAGCGTGAGTGGGTACTGCGCCTGAGCGTAGACTTCTCCGGTAACATCTCCCTGAGCAAAGGTGACTCCCGCTTCAACTACGGTTCCGTAGATGTTGCTGCTGTCCTGAACTCGGACCGTCGTCCTGTAGACATCAAGTCGGGCGCTGGTAAAGTACTGGTAGATTCGATCACCGATCTGGAAATCGTCGGCTTCGATCTACACACTCGCTTCACCAACACCAACCGTCGTCAGCGCGGCCACCTGCTGCAAACTCGTGCTCTGCAATTCCGTCACCCAATTCCGATGCACGCTCCAGTGACTCTGCCACTGAGCACCATGGAAGAAGAAGGTCCAGGCGAAGTTGTTAAGGCACTGACTGTCAACACCAACATCCGTAACAGCAACAACGCTGTTAAGACCCTGCTGAACTATCTGGCTCAGCTGAAAGAACTGACTGGTAACGGCTTCAACCGTCCGGTGATCAACGTTTACGAAGGCGCTCTCGCTGCCGTAATGCGTCCGACCTACCACTACGGTGCAATGCACCTGCCAGACATGATCGATACCCTGAAGTCGAAAGACCGTTGGGATGACGTGTGCGCTGCAATCCTGAACAAAGTTAAAGGTGTGCTGTTCCCAGCCTACCGTAACTCGAACATCGAAGCTGCTTTCCGAGTGATCTCGGGCAACCAAGATGAGCGTCCAATGTTCCTGTTCTGCTCGGACAAAGAAATCGCTAACTACCTGATGACCAAAGGTGATGACCGCACTCTGGGTGCATACCTGGAATACGACATCGTATCGACCAACAACGAACTGTTCGACGGTAAGTTGGTAGTTGTACCTACCCGTAAGACCCCAGTAGAAAACGACATCCTGAGCTTCGGTCAGTTCTTCTACGTATCGACTATCATCGCCGATCTTCCGATCAGCCGTGGCGGTCACCAGATCTCCCGTGAGATCGCAGCTATCCCATTCAACCTGCACATCAACAACATTCCATTCGCACTGGAATTCGATGTTACTGGTTTCGAAGAAGTGATGGGCCACTCCCAGTGGAACAAGCCAGTCGTTGACGGCCTCGCTGTCTGAGATGGAAAGGGCGGTTACCGATATGATGAGAATGGAAACATTCTCTACGATGAAAGCGGGAACCCCCGCCGACTAGAGCGGTAACACTAGGGCATACTGCCAGCCTTCGGGCTGGCTTTATGTTGTCTCAAGGGTTAATACAATTTATTTCAAATTTATATCATGACTAGGTAACAATAACCTTCCTATCCTAGAGGCAATGACCCATGAGCTTTTTATCTCGCTACTGGGCCGCTGCCCAACAGGTTCACGAAGAAACCGGTATCCCATATGGAGACATCTATATAGACCCTACCACTATCCCGCAAGAAACTACTGAAGCAGTTAATGATGTACCTGCTGACGAACCAACCATTAACACACAATCCATTGACCGTCCTGAAGAGGATGGGATTATGCCCCGTACCATGGAAGAACTTGAAGCTAAATTCGAACGTCCTAATCGGAGGTTGGCTAGGCCGGACTACCGTGACGTCGAAGACAGTAAAGGTGACGCCAGACGAGCAGTACACAACGCAGACGATGTATCGGATGAACGATCTGGGAGAGCGCACAGCCGTAAAGGTAAGGCGCAAAAGATCTCTTCCGGTAAACCTACGTCCCGGCAACGCAAAGAGCACAACCGCGCTTTGAAGAAACTGGGTGGAGGTTATCGTGTGCGTGTAAGGCTTAGCAAGGTGATAGTTGACAATGAGACATTCCTACGAACGGACGACAATCAGGTATGGTAAACCGTCATTAACACCGTCAGCTCAACTCCCTCAAGGTTCTGGTACGGGACTGGATGGAGTCGGAGCAAATTCGTTCAAGCACAGCATCAGTGGAATCAATTGCACGTTTAAAGATGTGACGTTTATGTCGTCGAGCGGATTAACTATTCCGTTAGCTCGTGAACCATCGGTATTGGCCAACCATGTTACTATAGTTGAGACACTCATCCTCGGTCACGGGGTTGAACTCAATTGGGGTAAGATGTCGACTTTGTATGACGTGAGTGACCATAAGTTCCTCGAGTCTCTAAGGTTAGCGATCAATACCAAACGACAACATACCAGATGGGGTTCAGTTGAGATCAGTCTCTATTACGATATTGATATCAGCGATATTGAACTAAGTCCAAATGGTATTGCAATCGGTGAATCCGGTTGGCAAGTAGTTTACACTGAACACGTTGGTAAGGCGGTGCCATATCAGCGCTTGGCTGTCTCAGCCCATTCGATCTATACAACACCAATCAACGAGAGGGCGCCTAACTCGATCGCGCAAAATATCGAGTATTACATCAGTTATGAAGGTCAAGCTGATAGAGCCTTTATGCCGATGTTCTTAAATAAATACAACTGGATTGAACCATATGTAGATCCCCATAGAAGACCGGGGTTATACATCACCACTCTCAGTTGTTCTGATGTTGATTATCGAATGGGACAAGACGGTGCTGTGCGGGCAGAACCAAAACGATCAGTTACATTCATTCCCCTGGAAGATTTCCCGGTGCATGGAATCGTTCAATCGATTGCTGATCTAAACACGGTGATGATGACAGCTTCAAAGAGTCCAGATAAGCGTAAGCTAGATGGCCTTGTAAAAGGGATGGAAGACATCCTTTCGCGGAAAGAAAAGAAACAGAGTGAACGCGACGATGAATGGACCGACCAGTTCTTTAATGATTCTAGGTTCGGCATTTCGTTGAACCAACTGGCTATGATCGCAGGGAAGTTCACGAAGATCGTACGTGAGATGAAAAGCCCGCTTAATGAAATCTGAGGTATAAATGGATAAATTCCTAATCGGTAAGATGCTTGATCACGTCAAACCGTTTAACAAGACAATCGCAGATGGGATTGCCTTGGAGCATCTGATGGGAACCAATGCGGCAGGCGTATGTAATCGTCGAGCCTACATTGATAAGCTCTGGTCTATCAACGCCTCCATGTTCCCGAAAGGGTTTAAATATGAAGGTAGTGTGGTGTGTCGTCCTGAGCGTATGTTCGATGAGATCACACGCGAGTATGGTTCTAAGCGAAACGCAAACATCGCTAAGACGAATTCTCGAATGATCGCGCTGAAGACTAGCTTTAATGGCGAACCGTTGTTCGATCGGTATATCCTGATTCCGTTTGCGAGTCAAGGTGGTACTTGTCCGATTAATGGTGCTACGTATCAGATCTCGCCAGTAATGACAGACGTAGGTTATTCTGTACTGAACAACAGCATCTTCATTCCATTCCAACGTGCGAAGCTGACGTTCAAACAGATCGATCATCATTACGTGTGTAATGGTAAGCGTGAGATCAAGTATGTTATCTGGTCCCAGATCCACAACGAAATGGGTAAGCGTACTAAGCGTGACCTGAACAACCGTCAGCATATTGAGTCGTGTCTTGCACATTACTTCTTCTGCGAGTTCGGTGTGAAGGAAACATTCAAGCGTTGGGCTAACACTGATGTCGAGATCGGTTATTTCAAAGACTTCGATCCAGTTAAATACCCACGTGACCAATGGAACGTGTTCCAGTCGTCTAAACTAGTTGGTCAACATCCAACCGGTGACATGGCTATCGCTGTACCAGCTTCGGCAAACTCTGAGTTCGTAAACCGTCTCATCGTAGGTTTCTGGTATGTGGTTGATACATTCCCTAATCGTTTCGTAGAACCACGTTATCTTGATTCTAAAGACATGTGGCGAATCATCTTGGGTCTGATGATCTTCGGTGACTATGAACACCAAGGTAAATTGGCTGAGAACATCGACTCTCACTTGAACTCTTTCAATAGCTCTCTCGATGAGATGACTATTAAGGGCTTGGGTAGTGTGGGTATCAAAGTCAACACCATCTGGGAATTGCTGTATCGCATCATGACTGACATGGCGCACCACCTCTATGACACTGACATGGATGAAACCAGTCTTTGGTCCAAGAGCTTGAGTGTACTGCGTTATGTATTCGATGACCTGAACTATGCAATCACCATGTTCGGTTATTCGTTCCAGTCTCGACTGAATAAAGAATGGACAGCTCAAGAAATCAATGATGCCTTGAAACGTTCGTTTAAACTGAATACTGCAATGCGTAAGCTTACCAGTGAACACGGTGAGTTCGACACAGTCAGTTATCCAGGTGACAACAAAGCCATCAAGTTAACTTCGATGGTAGTACCACAAGACAGAGCACGAACCAAAGGAGGACACAACAAGTCCTTGATCGGTGACTCCAGTCGATTGATTCACGTATCGCTTGCAGACGTGGGTCAGTTTAAGAACCAGCCGAAGAACAACCCGGATGGTCGTGGTCGGATTAACCTGTATACGCAGGTGGGTCATGATGGACTCATTCACAGACGTGATGAGGATCGTGAACAGCTCGATGCAGTGCAGGCTCGTTTTAACCGTTAACTAATCCAATTCGAAAGGTATCATGATGTTCCAGAACAACTTCAATCAGCCAGCTCGTCTACCCGTGCCTTTCAACGGTGTGGATCAGTCGACTCTCAATAACCAACTGCCTCAAGGTAACGACCGAACTCCTCAGGTCCAGCTGTCCCCGTGGATGAACGCGAACCAGCAGATTGGTTTGCTGGCTATTGGGATGTTGCGTGCTCACGCTCAGAACTCGGTTCAAAAGTCGGGTACTCATTGCGCAGCATATAACCTGTTGTCTCAAGGCGGTTTCAACAATCAGGTCTGGAACGAATACGGTCAGTTGGTTATTGACTTTGTAGAGTTCCTCTGCGCCATCAAACGGTATCAACCGCAAGATGCCTGTAAGATGGCTTCTCAGCGTGTCTATGAGGCATTGCTTGGCGTAGTGTTCGCTACGTATCAACAAGAGCTTCAGCACGAGCAGATCACACCTAGCGGGTTCTGGGCTGGATTGCAAACCGCTCAGCAGATCTACACGTCTGTAACCACGGATGTACGCAACTATAAAAGTGGCATGTACAACCAACAGCAACAACAGCAGTTCCCAAACAACGGTTCGTTCACTGGTGGCGGTCAGCTCCCGCAGATCAGCATGCATCAGAACACCGGTGGTTATCATGTACCTCCTGTAGCGAACGCGGGTATCAGTAGTTTCCAAACCTCAGGCTATCAGCCTAATGGTGGTACTGGTGGTTATCACGTTCCAGACTCAGGTGGTTCAAGCTCCAGCGTCGGTAACTCGCTCTATGATGATCCAGCACCGGTTAAGCCTCTTCAACCGGTAGAAGAAATCAGCAGCGATAACGGCTTTTACAGCAGCCCTATCTATCAGGAAGCCCCACAAATGCAAACCTTCAATCAAGCTCCACAGCAACAGTTCGTAGAAGCCGAAGAGTCTGATCTTCCAGTACCTATGAATGTTGACCAAGTGGTAGTCGATCCTACTTACTATGCTCCACAGGGCGTTAAGTTGGATCTGAAGCGTCCTTACGACATCGTGTACAACCCAGGTGGTATCGTTATCCGTCCAGCGCATCAAACTGATGCTGAAGTGACTATGGGTGACGACATGCCTTGGCTGCAACTGGTAGACCCAAGCCGCTTCTGTGCATTCCTCGTGACCTTCCCAGATGGTACGGTTAAAGAGAAATTCGTAGAATGGAACCCAAGCATGCAATATCTGCGTCATGAACTCGATGCTGAAATGCGTCGTAAAGCCTATCGTCCAGAAGGCATTGTTGTAGCAAGTGAAATCCCGATGTCGACTATCGGTGGTGATGCAGCCCCTGAAGCTGAAGTATCCATGCTGGTTAAAGATGGTCACCTCAAGCGTAGTGCTGTTCCACCAGTCTTGCTCGAGAAGACCTTCACCGGTTGCACCGATCTAGATATCGAAGCTCAGGTTAACGAAGAACTCACCAACTTGTTGGAAGTGAACTTCACCAAAGAGATCCCACAGCCTGCTGCTGAATATCGTTCTACCTTCCTGCACCCGATGGCAATCACCGAAGAGGCTTATAACCAACTCGTGATGCTGGGTAAACAAGAAGAACTGGGTCAGATCGCTCTGGGTCTGCGTGAGCTGGTGGCACAAGGCATCCTGCCAACCCGTTACTACAACTTCATCAACGATCGCTTCACCAGTGCTGTTAACGGTGTTCTGACCGATGGTCTGGCGATGAATCTCGACATCACCGACTTCTGCGAAGACTATGTGGCGTTGGAAGAGTATCTGCAAGGTAAACGTGGTGAACAGCTGGTTACCGTATTGCGTGGTGCAGCCCGTACTGTGGTGAACAAAGCAATGTGCCTGATGGATGCTGGGGAAGATGAACAGCTGACTTACTACATCGCTGACAACTACATCAACTTCCAACTGGGTTGGACTCTGGATGATCTGTCAAACCTGAACATTCGTCAAGGTAAAGCGGTGTTGATTTCGGCGTCTGCTCACCCGACCATTCTGGAAGCGTTGAAAGGTATGATTACTCGTGCCAACAACAACCAAGAGTTCATCGTGGGTACCATGCGTCTGATCACCGCTGACGGTCAATACCTCGAAGTGATTCGTGGTCGTCTGGTTCAGAAAGCAATCCTGCTGAAACTGATGAAGTAACATAATCGCCCCTCCTTCGGGAGGGGCTTTATGCGAGTTAAGTATATGCTTAAGATTGAGGCAACACCATCATTCGCGTCGGCTTTCTCAGCGTTGCCATTTATCAAATCCCTAAATCAGTACTACCCTGATATTGAGTACTGGTACGTCAACAAAGTTGTTCCCGGTTTGATTGTGGGTAATGACAAATTGTTGGTTGCTCATGATAACGGTATCATCGCTGGTATCGCTTTAGGGAAGATGGGTGAAGATGAATCTAAGCTCCGCTGCGTAAGAGTTCATCCAGATCACCAGAACGGTGGTTTGGGTATTCGTCTAATCGATGGTATGCTGGATCTTATTGGCGAACGTCAACCCGGTGTTACGGTATCTGAAGAGATGCTTCATCTTTACAGCCGTGCATTTGTTAAACGTTATAACTTCGAACTCTCCGATGTGACTAAAGGTCGTTATCGTCGAGGTAAACTGGAATACGGATTTAACGGGGCGTAACATGGTTACCCACGTATAAACAATAGAAGCTTCCTGAGGTATATATTACATGCGTGTACCGATCCAACGTCTGACCGATGGAAAGTTCATTGCTACAATCGACTTCGAAGAAACACCGGCTGGATTCGAAGATGTGTTTAACGGTAGTGTGTTCTATCGTCGTTATCAGGAATCTCGTGCCCATGGCGAATATGGTTCACCTGATCTAACGGCTCTAGTCGGTAACCCAACTGCGCAGCTAATGCGTAAACGGGGTATCGAAGAAAACCGTATCTGCCTTACCCTTATCCAAATCGGATATTTCGATAACCGCTTCCTACAAGTGGAAGTAAAACCGTATGGTCCATTCGGTAATATGATGCGCGATGCTATCAATACCAATGAACCGTATTATCTAACCTTCCGTACCGAACAAGCTGAGAACGAAGAAGGTGAAATGGTCGTTACCCAAATTACTGGGGCTGACTTTACAACTTTATCCTGAGGAAATAACATGCAAGCTCTGATCGCTCAACCAGCTATCCCTTTTGCTCCAATCGCCCGTTTGCTGCAACTGCTGCGCCGCGAAGAACAATTGCAACATGATGTTGATGATGCGCTGCCAGCGGACACTATCTACGTGGCCACTACCGATAACCTTCCCCTCGATGGTGAAGCCGATATCAAATACCACGTCGTAGCCGACGCATCTGACTGGCGTTGGGCTGATGGAGCTTATCATGAAATCAATCCATACATTTACGGCGTTGATCACAAGTACCGCGAACTCCCACGAGTCGTACGTCCTAAGTCAACGATTGTTGACCCTTCCGCAGAAATGCCTTCACTGTCTCTGGAACAGGTCCGTGGAGGTAGTTCTGAAACACTGGCCACACTCTACAACCTGTATGCTCTGCGTGCAGACCTTGGTATGCTGGAACGCATCGTTGTAAATGGTCACAAGATGACTGTGATGGATCTGCTGTCTAAAGGGCGTCACACACGTCCTGAAGATAACGTAACCGAGTGGTTCCAACGTGAACACATGGCGATGCACAAGTTACTCAGTTCCTGCATCCAAGTACGTGATGGACGTATGTGGGCACACAACCCAGTAATTGACGCGTTGTTTAAACAAGATGCTGCACTGACTTGGGATGACGTTAAGAAGCGCGCGGTCTTCAAGACTGGTGACTTCAAGGTGTATCTGTAACGACATAAAGCCCCTCCATTGCGGAGGGGCGATATGACTTATTTTTTTTGTGTTAGCCCATAAATTCTAGGGTTACACTTGAACCTGGCATGTAAGCCATGCTTGTGGTAGTAACGTTAATCGTAAACGAGTTACCGGTATGCGGAGCATCCAGAAACTCACTGTCCATCAAAGGTACTCCAAGTTGTTCACGTAAGACCTTGAAGACTTGATAACGTCGACTATAGTCACTAGGCTTACCCGGAATACGGACACCCAGTAGATCTTGCTCGATCCGCCGACGATTGAAGTATAGAGTTTGATCACCACCAAACTCATTACTTAGTAAAGCGCCACGAATACCCACACGGGAATTACATTCTCCTTGCAACCAGATCTCTGGAACCAAGAAGTCAACGTCCTCCATTTTTACCGGTGGGTTGATTTGGTTCTGCGCATTGAACTGACTGAGCAATGCACGTTTAACATTAGTTACTAACATAACCACCTCAGTTGTAATGCATCAGCAAGTAACCGTCCACATCTGTAGACAGATCACTCAATTCAAGAACCAGTACTTTAAGCATATCGGTTCGCGGAGTATAGCGAGGTAAGCATCGTCCGTTGTAGATCATCCGCAGACGACCTTCACCGTTAAATGCATCAAACGCAATGTTACGCGTTGCACCGACCGTAGCGCAGTTCCATTCATCGCCAGTTACATCAGTTAGCAAAGCTGCCAATTGAGCACCCGTCGGATAAACCGAATCCTTCGTAATGTTCTTCAGGACATCACGAGCACTGGTGAAATCGTAACCTGATGTAAGGTACTGCCCTGCCATTTTAGTACCGTCAGTACCCACAGGCCAATCATTAGCCTTAGGGAATTCCAGTTTGTTACCGAGGTTCTGAAGTTGACGCTTATTAGTGTTAACCAGTTTGAACTGGAGACTGCCAACAAAGCGCAACGACTTAGGGTTAGCCGTCAAGGTGAAAACTTCTTCAAATGCGTTGTACTGGTAATGCATGAAGTCATTGAGTGTGAACTCGATGTCATTGAATTCACCTACTGCTTCCAATACGCTGAATGTATCGGTAGGTAGAGTGAACCCCTCTAGGGACTTAACCGTTTGTCCACTGAAGAAAGTCGTCAGATCTAAACGATCGTAGAAATACTCAGCACGTTCGATAGGTTTAGATGTGTTTGTATCAGTGTCAGCTTGATTAGGTACGATAACAACCTTTGTGCGGGTCCCTGATACCGCCTCAAGCGATTCTAGTGCCGTGGAGTACGATTGTAGCTCTGTACCGTATTCAGCGTTAATACAGGCAATCAGAGCGTCCCACGGTTGTGCTTTCAAATAGTCACGAGTCAGTAACATTATTATCTCTCAAATTTAGGCCATTGTGGATCAGTGGAGTTCTCATAGATTCCGAGTTCGCCATCTGGGTCGGCTGGTGGCGGAGCACTAATACTTACTCGTCCTACACCGATGTTACAAACCGGGAGTGGATAAGCGTGTTCCTTAAAGCTAGTCTCAACGATGTTGACACATGGATCAATCATGTATTCATCCGATTCATGATAAGTCCAACTGATACTAGGTCCAACTGTAACAGCCGGGATCTTGATCAAGGACGAACCACGTGCAGTCATGTTACGGACATTGATGTTGACGATAGGTACGACTTCAGTATTACCCGACTTAACAGCGTAGTCACCGATACGGGGCATGACGATACCGATTACATGGAACTTAGTGAACTCGACGTTACGTAAGAATTGAGCCAGATAACTCGACATACGTGACATCAATCTCAGTAGTTCACGTTGGATTTCACCCAAGGTAATGATCTTAACCAAGTTAGCACCGGTGGCAATGTTAATCGCATCCATGCATAGTTGTTCCATCTCTGAATTAGACATGTCAGTGATATTAAACCCTTGACGGGTAAAGTAAGCATCCCATGTAATGTCTTCATCTACCAACGTACACATGCGGTTCATGTAATGCATCTTAACGACCTGTTCACAGTATGCTCGAGAAGTCATATGCTCTTGGAAACTATAGAGTTCCCATTGACGCAGATAATTCTGGTGCATCTTCGCACAATCCAGATAGAACGATTCAGTCGAGATATACTGACGCATCGGTGGGGTGATATCTTGGATAGCCGTAATCAGGTTATCCGGGATCAACCGCTTAGGAGACATGGTCCGTAGTTGGGCAAACGTAGGAGACTTATCCAGTAGAACGTCGTATGCAACAAATCTTGGAATCTTATCACTCAGTACTTCACGGGTTTTCATCCAGCAATACATCGTAACTAGATAAGCATCCTTAACCGACATGGTCATGTTCTCACCA